AACCAATTCTCTGTCCTTTTGCGTCATACAGAAACTTAAAAAGGCGGGGATGATGCCTTTAATCTGTTTGGCCGTGTTTAGCGACGGGTTCCGGGCCTGCTGGTAGGACTCGTAAAACGTGGTAAAAACTGTGGTTAGATGGTTGTTCATGGTTTGCCCTCCTAACTAAATAATGTTAGCTGACCATTGACCTTTTCGTGGATTACCCTAACGCCTTTCTCGTCCTTCCCGTTACCGTTCTTCTTCTCCTGAACTTCTTTCCATAAACTTTCCCATTTGCCGTTATCGTGCGCTAATACCTCTTCCTTTACCCTTATTTCTGCTAATACCTCCTTTCTTCCTTCCCGCTCGTACTCAAAGTCAAGGGGTTCTTCTATTTCTCCGTTAATCGCTTTCGCCAAAGCCAAATAGTCTCCACCTGCTCTTAGTACTTGGGCGGTCTTACCAAACCTAACTTTTCCATCTATGGCATTGGCTATTGCCTTCTTTTTCTGACCGATAAGACCATACATTTTTAAGTCGATATTTGTTTTTTCATCCGGCCAATCTATTAACAGGTAATGGCACGTTACCGGCTTTTCTTGTCCCGTGCGATGCGCTCGGTCCTCTGCCTGATCTGTGCTTTCAGGGCTATACTCTACGTCTGTAAAAATAACATGATTTGCTGCGGTGATTGTGAAGCCTCGGTTCAATACATTTAACCCTGCAACTATTGCCGTGATGTTCGGATCTTCCTGAAACTTCTTAATATTCTTAAACCTGTCTTTCGTCTGCATGGTAGACGGTACAAAAATATGATTGATACCATGCTTGACAAATTCTTGGTGTAGTGTGGCCTGCATTTCTCGGAGTGCTGAATAGACTAAAACCTTCTCGCCTTTGCGTAACGCATCTTGCGTAATTTCGATTGCCTTTTGAATCTTTACGTTATGGTCGGGGCTAATACGTGGAATGGTGGCTCCGAATCTCATAGACCAAAGGGCTTTAGAAATAACTCCCATGTTGATCTCTTCTTCTCGCTTTCTCATCTCCCTGTCGATCTTTTTCTTTGCCTCTTCAACTATAAAACCGTATTCGCTGGCGTGTGCAGGGTCTAAAGTCAAGGCCATAACTCGCCTGGTCTTGGGCGGCAAATCTACCATTTCGTCTTTGAGTCTGCGAATCGTACAGGTTCCTAATATCTTCCAGAATCGGTTAAGATTAGATACTTCTGGCAATTCTCGCTTCCTGCCCTTGTGAAGCGTATCCTCATACTGGATGTCTTTAAACTCAAATGTACTAAACTCTTCGGCAAAGAGTTTGCTTCCTCTCCTGTCAAATCGGTACGGGAATAGTGGGTTATTATGGCGTGTAATGTAGCCTAAATTAAAAAATGTGTCGGTAATGTATCCCTTCATTAGCGTGCCGGTTAATTCAAGGCGTGACTTGGCGTGAATCGCTCTTACTGCTTGACCTCTAAAACTGGTCTTACTTTTGGCTTGCTGCGATTCATCGATGATTACGGATCGAAACAGCTTTTTAATCCTCTTGTAAGCGGGGTACTGTTTTAATGTTGCAGAATAGGAATATGCACTGTAGCCACATTTAGTACAATTCTCTCCCGTCCAATTGTCTTTTGATGCACATTTAGGGCACTGCCTTTGAGTGAAGGAATATTCGGTACTGCATCCCTGACAGGTTCGGCTGGTATTGCCTTCGACGTGGTGCTTCTCGTTTCCATCTTTATCGTATTTAATGCACGTCCAGGGGTCATATCGTCTGCCGGTGTCCAGAGATAGAAATTCGTAAGAAGTAATATAAAAGGTCGTACCCGATGATTCTGTTTTACTATCAATAGCTCGTTGCAGCAGAGTAATAGATTCATGGGTTGTCAATCTCTGCGCTTTAAACCCGAACTTGTTGGCTTCATTAATCCAGTTCTCTATTAGTGAAGATTGACATACTACCAGGACACGTTTGACGTTGCGGATATGATTAAAAACCATACTAACAGAACTTTTTCCTCCCCCCATATCGTACCCAAAATACGCTGATTTTGTCTTTGCTAAAACTCTTGATAAATCCTCTGCCTGATATTCAAATTCTCCATGTAGAAATGAATATTTTTGAAGCAATTTCTTTTTCCACATCTTAACAAGTCCGGGCCTCTCTTCGGCTATGTCCTTCACGTCCGGGACTTCAAAGGCTTCGAGGAGTAGGGCTATCTCCAGGGGTTCAGGTTCCCTAAACTCTCGGTTTCCTTGCTCGGTGTTGATCTCAAAAGATAGATAACCTCTATCTATCTCGGTCGTGATAGTCTTTTGATCCTTCCCTTCTCCGATAACTTCAATCCCTACAAATTCTTTAGCTCTAACCCATGAGGGACGGATGTAATACTTCTTGCCTCTCTTAAAAATGAGTACGGGTTCTTTCCCGTTTCCGTTGTCCCTGTGTGCCTGTCTATAATCGCTATCCTCAATCGTGTCGTAAACATCGGCACGGGCGGTATATTCCTTCTCATCAAAGTAAGCTAATAATTGATGCTCTTTAGGCGGGTACAAAGGAATAGATAATAGTTTAAATTTCTCTTTCAGGGCTTCAATTTTTGTGCGTGTTGCATCGGTTATCGTCAAGGCAAATCCAATGTCGGTTAGTATCTGTTCGGCTCGGTCTATCCCTCTTTTACAGAGTGCAGGAGGTTCTAAGAAGGCATCCTTTAAACCCGTTGGCTTCCCTACAACCGGACTGTAGAATGATAGCGTATCGTTATAAAAATCCATCATAGCCAATGCTGAAGGGTCCCCCCGCAATCCCCTTGTTGTAATTTCCACATCGGTCGAAGTGGTAATCGTAACAAGATTGTTAAGGAATGGTATTTGAATCACATAGTCGCTGAGGTCATAGGGATGATATTTATTGGCCTCGGCTATGGGCTTCCAGTCCCGCAATACCTTATCTTCGAGCATGGGATCGTTGGCTTCAAGGATGAGGTACGGGGTCTGCTGTGTGCGCTGGTCGTATCCTTTAATTTTGCATACTACAAGATCGGTCTTGACTTCGATTCCGTACTCTTCCTTAAACAAGTTATTGAGTGTTACCCTGAGCAATACTGTAAAATTCTTATACAAGTATTGTCTTAAGCTGTTATCCTTTGCGTTGTCAAAAGAAGAGGTCGGGATGATGGCAAACAATAAACCGTTATACCCTGTCAATGCCTTGTGTGCTATCTGAAGCGTTGCGTTCTGGCTCTCGATGTTCCGGGCATAACTCAATCCCTCAAGCTCAAACTCGGTTTCGTCCTGGTTAAACAGGATGCCATAGGGCGGGTTAATAACAGCTATGTCAAACTTATCTGTTAGGTATTGAGCATATTCAAGGATGCTACCCTGCCTGACTGAGTTAGTGCCTAATAGTTGCCGGGCCTTATCGCTAACCTCTTTATCTAATTCAATCCCTATAACCTGGGCTTCCTTTCGCTTAAAGGGATAAAGCAATCTTCCGGTTCCACAAGTCGGGTCCAGTACCTTAAGTTTTTTGATGGCCTCGGGCGCAGGGAGCAATAAAGATACCATGCTAAAAATCAGGTTTGCAATTCTTAGGCTGGTAAAATATTGTGCGTGGCGACTACGGGACCAAAGCCGGAAATTTAAATCCTTATTGGCTTCCTTGCCGGTATCGTCCAGTATTTCGCTGTACTCTGTTTTGAGTACGGTTGTACTCAATTCAGGTTCGGTCATGGTTGCCTCCCTTTCGATCAATCTGCGCTGCTGTAAACTCTTCTCGGCTTCAATGTCCCTCCGGCCTGGAGGATGGCTTGTTCTGCCCTGCCTAAAATAGCACAGACATTACAGGTTCCTTGCTTGCAAAACGCGCCTGCAGTTCCTCCGCAATGTTGCGGGGCATCCTTAATGGTGTCTCTAATTTCGAGAAGGCTATCCAATATGTCCTTGGCGTGTTCGTGTAGGGGGCAAGAAATCATGTGTAATCCTGACACGTTTCTTTCTAATCGACATCCGCAATTATCAACTGGTTCGTTTCTTGGCATTGCTTGTTCTCCTTTCCCGTTCTATTCCGTAAGACGTTTGTAGGTTGTGTGGGTTACTTATTCCTTCTCCTTCCTTTTTAAATTCCATTAGATTCAACAGGCGTATTTTCGGATTGATTTTTCTTCTTTCTACCGCCTCTCGCCCCGTAATATCTCGCTGAATAACAGGTGAGGATTTTCATAATATCCTCTGCTAATTCTTCTTCATATTTCTTTTCTTTGGTTTCCATTATCTCAACTTCAATTTCAAGATTCGTAAAAATTGCATCAAGATATTCATAACCGAATCTGGCAAGCCTATCTTTATACTCAATCAGCACTCGTTCTACTTTACCTTCAAAACACATCTTGATTAACTTATGTATGCCATTCCGTTTTTCGTTTATCCCGCTGGCAATCTCATCAATCAGAACATACTTGTAACCTTTGGCTTCTGCGTGTTTTCTTAATCTGTCTTTCTGTCGTTCAAGATTTTCTTTCTGTTTTGCCGTTGAACATCTTGCGTAAATCACAGTCAACTTTTCCTGTTTCTCTTTCTCGACTCCCATATAAGCGTCTAAATCTTCC